GGTACGGTTTCATGTTTAGTAAATAGAATTATAAAAGACAAAGATAATCATTATGTAGTAGAACCTGATAATTTAGTATGGGAAGCATTAGAAGATAATATGAAAATTAATCATTGTAAATTTAATATTATTAAAGGAATTATTGGGAAAAATAAATATAAATTAGAAGGAAGTGGATATGCTAAAACTTCTGTCATAGATAACAGTTATGGCAGAGAAGCAGAAAGTCAAATAGAAACTTTTGATTTACCTGATATACCATTTAACACATTGATTGCTGATTGTGAAGGATATTTAGAAACCTTTTATAATGAGAATAAAGATTTATTTAAGAATCTAAATAAAATTATTATGGAATGCGATATGCCTCATAAGTGTGATTATGATTACTTATTAAGTGAATTTAAAACCATTGGATTTAAAATAGAAGAACATGTTGTGGAATATGGATTAAATTTCTTTGTATTAAAAAAATAATCTTTTTATAAATATAAATGTATTATTATTTGGCTGTAATCAGAGAATATTTAGAATGTGATAAATATAAAAAACTATATTTAGAAGAGAAAAATAAAAATGAGGAATTAATTAAAAAATTACAAGAAATATTTTGTAGAATCAATCCTGATTTAATTAAAGAATGTATAGAATAGAAAATAATCTTCTGATAAATAAATGACCTATAAACATGATTTTAATAAAAAATATGGTTTTAAAAAAGAAGAAGACCATTCATTAAAAGAGATATCTAAGATAACTGGTTACCAATTAAAAGGTTTACAAACTATATATAATAAAGGTATTGGGGCATTTAAAACCAACCCTTCTTCTGTGAGGAAGAATGTTAAGTCAAAGGAACGCTGGGCTTATGCAAGAGTCTATGCGGCAATTAATCCTAAAAGTAAAGCATATAAAATTGATAAAGTTCATTTGGTTAAAAAGAAAAAATAAAATATTTATTAATAATATAATATGAGTGTTAAACCTCTGAAAATTTTAAAAGTAGTTGACCCTCCGAATCAAAAGATAAAACCTCTTCACCCAAATTTACCAGCACCATGCTCCTGTGTTCTTATGGTTATGCCGACCAAAACAGGAAAATCTACAATTATCAGCAATATGCTTCTCAATAAAGATTTCTATGGTCAGGATTATTTTGATTATGTTAAGATAATTAGTAATACAATTAACAATGACCAAACGAGTAGATTTTTAAAACAAGCCTTTGATTGTGAAGACCATTATGACGATAAAATGATTCATGATTTAGTTAAATCTCAATCACAATATGATAAAGACGATATGCCGTCGGTGTGTCTTGTAGCAGACGATTGCCTTGGGGACATGAAGACCAACGGTGCTTTATCTAATTTATCCAGCCGATATCGCCACAGCAATATACAGTTATTTATTATTTCTACTCAATTATTCAGAAAAGTGCCAACCACAGTGAGAGCCAATGCCAACTGGGTTTTAGTGGGACGTTTAACTAATGACTCGGAACTGGAGAAATTGAGTGAGGAATATTCAGGAATGTTTGGTGGTGACGCAAATTTCCGAGAACAATATAAAAAAGCAACTAAAAAAAAATATGATTTCATGACATTAAAGTTAACAGAGAATCCTGCTGAGATATGGATTAATTTTAATGAGAAAATTTATCCTTTTGCCGAAGCCATAGAAAATGTGGAAGTAGAAGAGGAGGAAGAATAAATTCATTTAATTATTTACATTAATAAAATAAAATAATTTAATTATTATAAAATGGAATTTGTTTCGGCTGATAGGTCAAGAGACGCAGAATTCACAAGGGGATTGCAAGAATACAATAGAGGAGTATTAGAGGCAAATAAAGACATTGCCGCACAAATAGATAAGACGAAAGACGATTTAGAAGTAGCAAGAGATAATGCGGACGAAATTGCTGAACTTACTACCATGAAAGTTGGGACTGCTATAGGAGGCATTGGTGCTGGTGTATTAGAAAAAGGAGCAAGAGCGCAAACAGAATTCGGTAAATTTAAAATAGCAAAGAAAGCAGCAGAAGCAGGAAAAGCAGTAGAGGACGCAAAAATAGCAGCAAGAGGTGGTTTTACAGAAGTTCCCACAAGTGCTGAAGAAAGACTGGCGAGACCAGCAGGTCAAGGTTTCATAAAACGTGCGAGAATAAATCCATTTGCTGAATCTCAAAAAATAGGTGAAAGTGCCTTAGAAGATATACGAGAAGCATACGGAGGAGGAGCAGAAGGATATAGGGCAGGTGGATTTTTTAAAGGAGCGGTGAAACAGGGACTCCAACCAACAGAAAAAACATTAAGAGGGGAATTTGGTGGGGAAGAAGTAGCAAGAGGCTCGGAAAGAGAAGCAAGAGAAGCACTGGAAAAAGGAGCAGAAAAAGAAACACTGGAAAAAGGAGCAGAAAAAGAAGCAGTAGCAGGTGAAAAAGCAGCAGCAGATTTAGGTGAAGAAGCAATAGAAAAAGCAGCGGGTGGTGCTGGAAAAGTTATTGGTAAACTTGCAGGAGGCATTGCTCGTGGTGCTGGTGTTGCTGGTGCGGCTTTATCTGCTGGAACAGCAATTGAGGGACTCATGTCAGGTGAAAAGTTTGAGTGGAAAAAACAGGGGGCTGAAATAGGAGGAGCATTACTTGATATTTTAGGAACTGGTGCTGAATTTATACCGGGAGGTCAATTATTAGGTGTTGGATTACAAATAGCAGGAACAGCATTATCAGGTGCTGGAACTATAGAAGAAGGTTTATCTGTAGAACCTAAACAAGAAAAAGAAAAAGAAGAAGCAGAAGAATTACAAGCACAGACTCAAAAAGATTTAGAAGCACAGAGACAACAAGCATTAACAAGAGTTACTCAGGCAGGTGCTGGTGGAGCAGCAGTTGGAAGAGAAGCACAATAAATCGTAGATATGCTTCGCTAATTTTACATGTTTCGATACTAACATTTTTTTTGTAATTTATTTTTAAAATTTTTATATTTATTAAAATATAAAATGAGTAAGTCTTTTTGGAGAGCAGAGTCTACAATCCCTATTGTTCAGACAAGTAAGGCAGTGACCGCATTAAATGGTCTCAACTTTGAGCCCGGACAAGAATTAAGAATCAGAGTTCCACCAACCACTAAATTTTTCCAACCTAAAGAATGTTATCTTCAGGCAGATATTAAGTTAAGTGGTGGAAGTGCCAGTGGTGAAGCAACAAAACTTCAGTTAGATTCTGCACTGGGCGGACAAATTTTAATCAAAGATATTCGCATATATTCTTCAGCAGAAAAAGGGTCTGTATTACTTGAGGAAATTCAGGGCTACAATTCTATGGTTTCTATCATGCGTGATTTTGACACTAATGACAGTGAAAAGAAAAAGAGAGCATTAACTGAAGGTGCTACTATTTGGTTACCCAATACTCGTGGAACTCAGGGAACAACTCGTTCTGATACAGCAAATATTTTAGATAATCCTTATTTTGCCGCTGACACACTAACTGGTGGTAATAAACGCACAGCATTTAGCAATTCTCAGTTTAATACTGCTAAACTGTGTCTGCCCTTAGAAACAGGAATCTTCCGCTCAGAACGTGTATACCCAAATATGCTAACGGGTTTAGAAATTGTTATAACCCTTGAGGAAGCAGGTAAGTGTATTACTCAACTTGATTCTGTCATGAGACACAAGAGATTAGCACTGAATCCAGTATTCCTTTCTCGTAATGGTTCTACTGCTGGTGCTTCTGCTGATATTGCTAACGGAGACACTATTGATAAGATTCACCTTGCTAAAGATAATTCTCAGAATTCTGCTGAGCAGTGTCCATTTTGTGTTGGAGAACGTGTTGCTATTGTTTCTGCTAATAATGCTTCACTATTAAGCACTGATAAAGACCTTGTTATTGCTCAAATAAATACTAATGCTTCGGGAACTGAAATTACATTTGACCCAGCAGACGCAGTATCTAATAGTGCTGATACATTCAGTGCTAATAGTGGTCATTATGTTGTATCCATGGCGGCAACAGATAAAGACGGAGACGTAAATGCTAATTATAAACCCAGTTATGTATTAAGTAACGTAGAACTTGTTGTCCAAGAAGTTGACATGGGAAGTGGTTTTGAGAATGATATGCTAAGAGGAATGAAAGAAAAAGGAGTGATTGTCCAAGATATTTTAAGTTGCCAAAATTACAAATATTCTTCTCAGGCTGGTGAAGTAGCACTTAATATTAGGTTGCCCCTAAATAATGCTCGGGGGAAGGCAATCGTTTCGCAACCTTGTGACTCAACTGTTTACACTGATTCAGCACGTGTATCTTGCACTGGAACTTATAACGTTGGTGGTGATTCCGCAGATAAAACCATGAATCAGTCGTGTGCTGGTCTCCGTGGTATGTCTGATTATATCACAAATTATCAGTTCTTGTATGACGGAAGATTACAACCAAGTCGTCCAGTCCGTTGCTCCAAGACTTCTTCCAAGGTGTCAATTGACCAGCAACCGCTGATAGAAACAACCAAGGCTCTTGTCCAGTCGGATATTTCCGCTAAGTCTCTACATGCTTTTAACAGCAACTGGCTTGTATCTCGTGCTTTAGCACTAAATTCAGGAGTATATGATACTCGCAATAAAGATTTTAATATTCAGGTAAATTATGAAGGAACTACTCCAACAAAGAATAAGTTATGGAACAACTTTGTTTTCCACCTCAGGAGAATTAATATCAGAGGTGATTCTATTGCTGTAGAATATTAAGTAAAAATTTTGTTTATTTAGTTTTTTTTTTTAAAATTTTATAATATATTAATTATTATAAAATATGAGTAATCGTTATTTGTCTATAAAGCCAAGTAATTCTAATGCCAGTCAATCGTATAGGGACGGACGACCAGTAATCAGTTTCACGATTGCTGAATCAGAATCAGTCCTTATTCCGTCTTCAGTTAGATTCTGTGGTCGTCTTCATGTTTACAAGAATTCTGCTCGTGAGAGGGTTGAGACAGCAGACCCACTTGCTATGGATTCTCGCACAGGTATTTGGTCTATTTTTGACCAAATAGTTTTAAGTTCTGCTACCAGTAAGCAAACTATAGAACACATACGTTCCGCAAATAGGTTCTACTCAAGTTATTTGGGGGTTACCTCAAGTGAGCAGTCATTAATAGGTCATTTTGGTGAAAGTGGATTAACACTTCCAAGCACCAATGGTCAAAAAGTATCTGTTGTTGAGGAAGGTGTTGGAACTAATAGTAACGAGTTCGCTATCCACATTCCTACAGGTATGCTTTCAGGCACTTCTGCAATTCCGCTTTCTCGTAGCACAGGAATTGGGGGCTTACAGTTAGATTTACACCTCGCACCTGACTCCATGGTTCTATTTAATACTAATGGCAGTGCTACTCAGTTCCCCGACGCATTCTATGAATTAACTGATTGTCAGTTAGTATGTGAGACTCATTCTCCCACTGCTGAAGACATTTCTAAAATGGAAAATATGGGTGGGTTCGAATACAACTCAATTTCTGGATATTATGCTACAATTAATTCTACAAATTCTGTGATTAATTTCCCACTTGGTCTAAGTAGAGTTGAGAGTGTATTCATGAATTTCATTCAGAGTTCGTATCTAAATAATTTAGCACAGAACTCTCTTCAGACAATTATTCCTATTACAAAGACAGGTGATATTGCTGACCTATCTCAAGTTGTATTCACTAAGGGTGGTATGAGATATCCTCTTGATTACAATATTGATACTCAGTTTAAGAAAGATTCTACCAATAAAAAGGTTGACCCTCAAGTTATTAGGAATTTCATGAATTCTATTATACCATTTAATCAACTAACTCACACAAGTGTTTCACCTGTAAATACTAACAAGAGATACACTACAAATGATAACAGTGTTCTTGAGGGAGGCTCATTATATGGTGTTGGAATCGCATATGATATTTTAGGAAGCACGGCAGGAGGAAATTTCACTGACGACGCATGGGGTGTGCAAATGGATTTAAATCTCACTGACGATAATCCTACTTCCGCATTTATTTTTGTTCATTCCAAGAATACTATCTTGTTTAAGGACGGACAAATTCAGGTAATTCAGTAAATCGTAGATATGCTTCGCTAATTTTCTATACTTAATTTTTTTAGTTTTTATTTAATAATTTTTATATTTTAACTAATATAAAAATGAGTGCTATGTCTATTCCTGATATGCTAAGACCCGGTATGATTGGTTCTAATCCTGAACAACGTATTGATACTGATATTCTTGAGCCTGTTATTTTTTCGGAAACTTTTATCCGATATGAATTACAAAATAAAGGTCTATTAAATCCTTCGTCTCGTCTTACTTTTTCTCTTAAGGGACATGGTGACCACAATTCATTCTTTCCTCTTGGTATTGGTGTAAATTCTATTGTTGAGAGAGCAACTCTTAAGATTGGTGGTAAAACTATCTGTGAAGTCCAAGACTGGAATCATTATCAGGCATACAAGTCTATGTTTATTGAGCAGTCTGTAATCAAGGAACGAGAACAATTTACTTCTGCTCGTTGCCTCTCAAATGGTGTTGTTTATGAACAGGATTCTCAGGTATCGGAAAAGATTGGTATTGACAACGGCAAAGAGTTTGTAAATAATGCAACTGCCACTGATACTGAATTAAAGGTTCACACTTTTCAGA